GTGTCAGAAGATTTTTTACCACTTTTGGTTCTCCATTTTTGGTCGCCCCAATCCTTCAATGATTTTTGAGGCGCTTTCAATCTCGGTAACCCCCGCCTGCCGCCTTGTACTTCTTGGCAACAAGCTGAGCCTTACGAGCCGACCACTGACCTGCGCCCGTACCTTGCGTAGCTGCTGATTTCACCTGCGACACAATCTTCTTGCGAAGACCGGGCTTTGTGTAATTGCCAGCGGCGTTGACCTTCCCACCGTCTTTGTATTGGGTGAAATCGGTATCATCACGGCGAGCCTTACGCTTGCCGTTAGGCATTTTAGAGGGGGAAATATCCCCCATCCCGCGGCTGGCCATCATGGTTTTAGCAGGCTTTGCCGCCGTAAGCCATCTTCTTCATGCCGCCAGCTTTCATCCCCAGAGGGGTGCTGCCCTTCATAGAAATCATTGTGCCCTTGGTTTTGCCTTTGGAAGCAATACCGTCTTTGCTAGGGGCTGCTGTACGCACTGTGCCCATTTTAGCTTTGGTAATACCGTTGTTCTTTGTAGCCATGATAGATCCACCTTCTTTAAAAAAAGTCATTTTTCCGTGATCGGTTTTAGACTTATTCACCTTCTGAACATCTGGACGGGTACGCCCGCCAGAACCAAACTTCTTACCCTTGTCAGCTTCGTCAAAATCTTTGCCAACGCTTTGGGGTATTCCAACCTTTTTGGCAAACGCAGGGTTGTGCGCTATTGCCGCCATGAAGTTGTGCTGTTTTTTGCTTGTACTTGGCATATCAAACCTTAATGATCCAGCCTTTACCGAACACAAAACCAACAACCAACAGACCAATCCAAATCAAAGCTTTTTCTACAACGGTTTTACCAACCATTTTGTAGAATTCACCAGACATTTCTTCAATGGCCATCTTTGCAGCTTTACGGGCAATGGCTTCTTCACGATCTGTTAGTTCAATTTCGTTCATATCAGCAATTCCAAGCCCGCAGGCTCTTGTTGATGCGGGAATTCGGGTCTTTCTTGGCCTTCTCTCCGGTCAGCTTCTTCTTCATGCCTTCCATACGGGCGCAAAAAGAGTCGCGGCGTTTGCCGCCCTCTGGTTGAGGGGCTTTCAGTCCGGGCTTCCCGGGATTGGCCTTGTTGTACGAGGCCCGTCCCTTGGCGTTCAAGCCGCCCTTCTCGGACTTCCCCTCTTTGCGTTGCCATGCTGGTGACTTAGCCATAGAACACCGTGCAGTGCACGTCGGCTGCAAGAAAAACACGAATGCCGTTGAGGGTTGTAATACCTTCTCCGGGAACAACAATTGAAAACGCCGTAGCGTTTGACGCGTCTGCTTGCATTAGCACTTTGTTCCAGATAGTTACGTTGCCGCTTGCTGCGCCCGTATTTGTCACAGTTACCGTAAAAACATTGGAATTTGTCACGGTAACCTGATAAGGATTGTCGGTCAAATCCCAATCCAAATACACCCACTGCCCCGTAGTAAGGCCGTGATTTGCGGAAGTAATTGTAGCGGTCGTAGTTGTACGTGCGTACGTACCTGTGAGAGACGTATCATCCACAAACGTACTGTAGCCCGTAGCCGCACTAAACGGGAAAATCACTGCGCCTTTTAAACGCGTACGGTACGCAACCATTAACCCAGACGTAGCCGCATGTTGCGACTTGACATCATATTGCATCGTCATAATCAATCTCCTTTAAAAACGGGGCCGAAGCCCCTTGGGTTGATTAGGCAGTACGGCTAAACACGTACGCTGTTGCGCTGGTAAACATGATGGTAAAGCGGCCAATGCCGGTTACACCAGAAGCAATAGTCAAATCACCAAAGCTACCGGGGGTGTCAGCGGCGGCGCTAGACAAAATGCCGTTAGTTGCAACAGCAATAGTCACAGTGCTTGCACCAGCAGTGTTGTCAACGTACAACTCCAAAACAGTGCCACGGGTTGCACCCAAAGCGGCACCAAGCAACGTGCCTGTGGGCAACGTGATGGTTGTAGAAGCGGCAGAGGTAGAAGTGATGTAGCCAGTAGCAACTTGCGCTGCGGTGGCGGTAGCTGTTGCGTTAATCGCAGCAGTTGTGGGGTGATTTTGATCGGTGAAAACCAGATTTGTGGTTGTCAAATCTGTAACGCTTGTGGCTGCGCCAAACGAAGCGTTGACAGTAACTGCACCAGTAGTGCTGTTAATGCTGATGGATTGAAAGCCATTCTGCGACCGCACTGGGCCGTTAAACGTGGAATTTGCCATGATTTGTCCTTACATACAAGTAAAGTGCATCAGTCTGTATGTCGTCAGCCGGGACTGTCTAATGCACCGGATAACCCCGGAATGAAGTCAATATACACCAAAAGAAAAGGGGGCACAAGCCCCCTTTTCACAAACGCATTAAGCGCCTGCTGAACCCCACATACCGAGAGGATCAGACCAGCCGAAGCTATAACGCTCACGGGCTTTGTAACGAACGTTACCTGTATCGAAATCACCGTCCATGCTGTTCTGCAAGGCGACGCGTTCGAAATGCTTCATACCGTTAGGCACATCAGTAATCAAATACCAGCCGTTTGAGTCGGTCAGGTAGTGGTTAACTGTGTAACCTTCAGGGATTGCACCCATCTGTTTCAACGCGTTAATGTCGTTGTCAGAAGTTTGTACACGCAGTTCAGTGTCAAGCAAACGCTTAGCAACGAACATCAGTGCTGGGGGGATAATCATCTTACGGGGCTTGGCGGCGATCAACAGACCGCGCTCATCAGTCCATGCAGCGATTTGAATCACAGCATTTTCCAAAGAGGTTTCGTTCAAGTCAACACCAACTGTTGGGCTGTTGAAGTTCACACCACCGTTAACGAGCGGGTGACCAACGCGAGTGTTAGAACTGTTGTTGCCGAACAAAGTGACGCCGTCACCGCCCAAGTATGAACCGTTGAAACCGTTGTTGATAACGGATGCGGCTTTAACTTGCTTGGTGTAAGACATAGCACGGGCCAAAGACTTCGTGTAACGAGCAGACAAGCTGTCGTACAAGTTATCTTCCACAGCTTCTTCCGTGATGGAGAAGCCAAGGGCGATAGTCTCGTGGTTGTAACGTGCTGTGAAGGCTTCCTGTGCGTTGTCATACGCAATGGCTGAACCTTCATTCTTGACGGGAGCAGAACCAAAGCCAGCAAGCTTTGTCTCTTCTTCGAAGCTACGCTCAGATTTCTCTGTTTCGTAGATTTCTTTGTGCTCTTCGCCGTAGCGTGCGTACTCCATACCGAACAATGCGTTCAGGCCGGGGAGGAGTTCCTTAAGTAGTTGTGCGCGTGAAATTGCCATTTTAAGTTACTCCTTATGCCACGCCGGTGGCGTTGCTGTATGAATGTGCGCCGGGATTGAACTTGACCAAGATGTCAGTGAAGGCGTCGCCAACAGTTGAGAATCCGGGAACGTCTGCAAAACCGACAACACGGAAGGCATAACCAGATGTGGCAGCAGCAGAAGTGCTAACAGCCGTATTGGAATTGCCGGTGGTTGTAGAACCTGTTGAAGTGCTTTGAACAGCGTTCAAGAACACGTTCATGCCCAAAGTGGTCTGTGCCATTGTACCGGCAGCTTGCACTTGGAAGACAGCGCGGTCGTCATCAATTACGTACGCAGTAATGGCCGAGCCGTTCACAGAAGCTGTGTTGGCAGGGTAGTACTGTGAGTACATTGTTTGACCTTGTGCGTTCACAAAGGAGCAGCCGACGAAAACGCCGATTGTGCCTGCTGGGAATGGTGTGCTGTTATCGCCATTTGTGGTGACGATGTTAATGTAACCAGACGTATTGATTGCAACGATCGAACCATTAAAAATGTTCGTGTTGTAACCCGCTGGGTCAATCAAGAATGAACGGGTGCTACCAGCGTATGGTAGGCCGCCCAACTCATTCACGGCGCGAAGGCCGTAGGGAGAAGCGGTAGATGCCATTTAAGGACTCCTAAGTTTATTTAGAACCAGAACCAAATCCACCACGCGTTGTTGACGACTTGCGTTCGGCAAACAGCGGCATACGTGGATCATTTTGACGCATAAAATTATTGTCAACTGAATCCATCTGGTTTTGAGCTTGTTGGTCGTAATAAGCATCACGGGCTTGGGCTTTTTCTGCTGACATCTTGCAAAGCATGAGGCCACCAATTTCCACATTCCCAGTTTTTTCATTACCTACCAACATCAATTCCGGATGGTCTTCTGCCTTCACTGGCTCCCAGCCTTCACGCATTCTGCGTGACACGTTGGTAACCTCTGCTTGTCCCAGAATATGTGTCGCTACCCAGCGAAACACAACTCCCGGTTGCGGCAGTGGATCGGGCAGATTACTCGGCGGTACGTATACAGCACGAGCAGATTTTTCGCGTGTTTTTAAATCACGTGCAATGCGGTCAATAGTTTCAGCCATTTTGTTTCTCCAATTTTGCCAATTCAACAGCATATTGCTGTGGGGTCAATCCAAATTTTTTAGCCAAGGCGATTTGCGTTGGCGACATTTCAACTTTTCTTGCCCCAGACGAACGTGTCGCGGAAGCAACTACTGTTGCAGGTTTCTTAGAGCCATCAACCGGTTTAGGCTTTTCGTCTTTCCCAAATACTTCTGGAAAAGTCGATTTCATGCGAGCATCAATGCGCTCGAAGTAATCATCAGAGCGAGGGTCAACCCCCGAGTTCACTAGTTTTTGATGCAGCCCTAGAGAAAAGCTGGTTAATTCTTCATACCCCGGTTGCCCAAACCACTGGTTTTTTGCTTGCCAGCGCAAGGTTTTATCGTCGATCTCGGGCCGAGGTGGAGGAGATGGCTTGATTTGTACATCAATATCATCTTGTTGTAAAGGGGTCGGTTTAAAGTTTTTTGCAGCTTCCACACGCATTTTGGCGTCTGTTAGG